ATCACTATCGATATGGTGTCGCCGGCGGATAGGGCGTTGTTGGCGGTGGCGGACGTTGTGGTCTTGGACGACCCGACCGATACAGCCCCCAGCCCGGTCACTGACGTTCCGTTCCGCTGGATATTGAGGGTGAACGTGCCGCCGCTGCAGGAGCATGTACACGAGAGGATCGTGCAGCTCGTCCACTGCGACGCCAGCAGCACGACGGACGTGCCCGCAACGACCGGGGTGTTGCTGTCCCAGTCGATGATCCACTGATCAAGCCACGTGGTCGGCCCGGTCAGATCGGACAATAGCGCCTTGCGAGACGCGCCAGCGACGGACAGCTCGAGCAGAGTCGTCCCGGCATACGGCGGTGTGCCAGCGGTCAGATCTGCAATGCGTTGGTTGGCCATCTGTCAATCCCCTACTCGTTCGGGCCCACGAAGGGGTTCAGCCGGTCGGCCGCACGGATGATAGTCGCCTCGATGTAGTCGCCGATCGCAGCGTTGGTCACCGGATCGCCGCCACTCTGCAGCGCAGTGACGAACTGGTTCATGCCGTCCTGCCGCCGATACATCGACGCCGCGGAGACAGCCTGCGGGAAGAAGATCTTGCTCTCGGTCACGTTGACGGTCCTGCCGCTGTTCGAGGCGACGCAGAAGCCGTTGGCTGTCATGAAGGCGACCGAGACCTCGAGCGGGGTATCCGCGTACGGAGGCACCTGCGGCGGGTTGCCTAGCTCGCCCGGAATGTAGACCATGGACCCAGGGATCACCGGGCTGTCCATGACGCGGTCTTGCTTCCACCGCGGGTAGTCCTCGCCGCTGAGGAAGTAGAGACCCTCGTCGGTCCCGACGTAGACGCCGTCGCCGACGGAGCCGATCATCGTGATCTTGCCTGGGAGTTGCTTGAACCCCGCGGTCTTGTCCACGAAGTTGTACATGAAGGGCACGGTTGCCCACAGGATGTTGTCGACGCCAAGGAGGAGTCGGCTGCGGTAATAGGCGATGCTCGTGGCGTTCGGGGGTTTGCCCAGGAGCCGCCCGGCGATCGCCGGCAGGGTGGCGGTGGGGTTGACGACTGGCGACAGCCACAGGTCGGTCTCAGAGCCCCACGGGCCGGCTGTGAGGCTTACAAGATCTACGATCCCACTCTCGCTGTCCGAGGTGTAATAGACCTGGGCGCCGAGCTGGGCGTAGCTAAGGCCTGAAAGTCCTTCGCCAGGGTCGCTGGATATGGTGGCCCCCAGCGATGTGAAACTGTAATCCGGGTTGACCAAGCCGAGCGTGCCGTTGAGCACACCCAGCACTAGGTTCGTGCTGGTGGCGAACAGGCTGTGGGCGTTGCCTGGGGTCTTCAGTGTGAAGCCGCGGCGGCGTGAGATCTGACCGGTGTCGTCCAGAGTGACGTCGCGGGCGCGCACCAGATCTCTTGGTCCGAGTCGCTCCGGCAAGGCGGTATTCTTGATCCCGTCGAAACGGCTGAAGACGACGGGGTCGCCGGGCTGTGGCGCGTTCGGGTCAATCTGTGCCATCGTGATTGTGTCTGCGTTCCCGTTCGGCCAGCTCTAGGCGCAACTCTGAAACTTCCACTCTGAGGTCACGGACCTCTGTGGTCAAGTCCCTGATCCTAGCCTCGTAACTGTCCATCAGCACTTTGAAGCGATGCGTCAAGTCGTCAGCGGCGATAAGCCTGTCTGCTGCAGTGCGTACACGGATCTCGTCGTCACGCTTGATCCCCGCTATCTTTTCATTCGAATGGGCTGTCCATCGGGCGGCTGCCCAACTCGCGATACCGGTTAAAACAGCAGGAACAACAACAACGTAGGCTGACAAGTCGGTCACAATGGTATTCCCGCGGCGGCAAGAAGACGAAACGCCAGTCCTTTTAGCACACGCTGTCAGTGTTCGGCAACTGACAAGGGCCTCAACAAATATGTGGATCTACCCGAGATTGAATGTAACCCACTGCACTAGCGCAGTGTTGTCACGCCAGACTTGGGCCAGATTTGGCGACAGCGCGGACACGACATCTTCCTCCTTGCCGCCGATAGTTTTCATGTGTGTGGGCCAGCTGGCGTGCAGGATCTCGTGCAGAAGGGTCTCGGCCAGCGTCTGCGGCTTCAGACCTTTGTCTACGCGGATGCGCTGCTCGTCGACATTACAGTCGCCATAGGCTCCGATGTCGGCAGCAGACGCTAGCACGATCGCGAAATCGAGATGGCCGATCTTGACAGTCGCCGGAAGTTTCGGGGCTTTGGTCATGACTAGCGGAGAGGCTGCTGCATCGCGCTGACTATCTCTGCCCCACAGGCTGAGTAGCCAGCTTTATCCACCCACGAGTCCATGTGGGTGATATCGTTCTCCAGCCGCGCCGTCTTTATGTCGTCGCACATCAACGCGACCGAGGCGGCATCGATCGGCACGTCGATGTCAAAACGATTGAGGATGTGTACGCGCCAACGCCGCGCGATCCTCTCGAAGTTGTCTTCCGGCTTGCCATAGTTCAGGCCGCGATCCGCCGTAGCCGCTTTGGCGAGGTCTAGGAGTTCGTGCTTGGTCGTCATTTCAGTGATCTCCTCCAGGTAGGAATAGTGGGAGTGGTGACCAGGGAGGTCCATGTCGCCAGGGGCGACCTCTTGTTCCCGGTAATCGTGCCGCTTGTATCGGAAGTAGGTGATGTCTCCGGCGGCCATTACAGTGTCTCCACTGATCGGCCCACTTCGCCGCGCTCACGGTCGTAGGTGATCGATTGCAGGCCCCGGCCTGAGCGGTAGCCCTGTCCGTAGTGCCAGGCGTCAGCCGGCGCGATGACGCGGTGCGTCTCGACGATGACGCCGCCGTCCTCATCCAGATCCTTCGAGGCATGATGGACGTGGAACGTGTGAGCGTAGGGGTACTTGGTCCGACCCCACATCTCGCGTTCGTCCGCCGCCATCAGGAGCGGCATGCGCTTCGCTTTGGCCTTATGCCCGTGGGTCATGCCCAGCATGACCTTGCCGAACTCGCGGTAGCGGATCGGGCGGGCCGAGCGATCGATCTTGACGCGCGGCTCGTTGCGGAACCAGGCACGTAGGAACATGGTGATGGCGTAGAAACTGGTCTCGTCATGGTTCCCCGGCAGAACGATGACTTCTACTTCTTCGTGGTGCGTGAGCAGCAGGCCGACACACCAAGCAGCTGTCTCGCCGGCAGCGTCCACGACCTTGGGGAAGCGCCCGTCAACGTCGAGTTGGTGTCCGCTGCTCGTGCGTTCCGCCTGGTCATCCGCGTGGAGGATGTCGCCGCCGATCAGAAGGGTCGCCTTGCTGGTTGGAAGCGACCGGGCGACCACCTTCGTGAAGACGTCTTTCACCGCGGCGACCGCGAGCTTAAGGTCCCAGTTCCTGCCCGTGTCGCCCCTCCAGGCGAACATGCCGAAGTGCGGGTCCGCCCATGGGTAGAGGGTAAGTTGATCGATGAAGTCGTAGCTCGGTACAGGTGTGATTGGGGCGGCTGGCGCGAAGTTGGCGAACGCCTCCTCCATCCGAGCGGCGTAATCTTCTGGGTCGACAGTCGTGACGCGTTTGGTCTTGTACCAGTCGTCGCCGACCTTGATGGTCGTGCGCTCGACGATGTGGCCTGGGAGAAGTTTATCCTGGAGTTCGCTGTCCCCCTCGACTGGCTTCGTGACGACAGAGTTACCGTCCGCGTCCTTCGACGTGATCCTCGTGATCTCGAAGCCGTCGAGGACTGGGCGAGTGCCAAGCTCGCCCTTGCGCGCCGCGATCTGGCAATATTTGTTGACCGTCGCCACGCCCACGCCCATCGCGTAGGCGATGGCCGGCTGAAATTCCCCAGCCTGCCGGCGAGAGACGATCTCGTCGATCTGGTCTTGGGTTAGATGAGTGGCCAAGTCAGGCTCCGGGTTACGCGGCCGATTTAAGCCACTTCGTCAGGTTGCCCGTCCCTTGCCCGACAGTGTGGACGAGGAAGAAGCTGGCGATGATGTACCACTCGTAGGTGGGGTAGGGGTCCGGCGGGTTCGGCATGCCGATGACGGAGTGCCCGTAGAAGAACTTCGCGGCCAGGATGGTGTCGACGAAGATGAGCGAGAAGTGGAGCGCCACCGGGAGGCCGACCAGGAGAGTGATGAGACGGTAGGTGAACGTGCCGTAGACTTGAACCTTGAGTGCGTCGATCTGGACTTCGGACGTGGCGATCGCGACGAACGCCTGGGCGTCGGTCTGCATAGCGACTACAGCACCGGCCTCTTTCGAAGTCGCCAAGTTCGTCTTGTAAGTCAGCCACTGTTTGAAGAAACTCTGCAGCACGCCGCCGAAGAGCCAGTTGATGGCAGGCATAATCAGCGCGAGCATGTCAGCGTCCTTTAAAGCAGAGGAACGAGACACAGACCGCCATGACTACCCAGCTAAGGGCGAAGAGCACGAACGCTGCTAAGTTGTACGCGAACGGCATCATGTCAGTGATCCCCATGCCACGATAGCCGATGCCACTTATGCCCTGGGAACCCCTCATCTGGCAGACGGACCTCGGTATCCGGCGGGAATTTTCTGCCCTGCGCTGTACTGAGATTTAGCAATTCCCCACTGCGGAGTTCCAATACTGGATCAGCTAAACTATCTACGAGCACATCAGTTATCGTAATGAACTCGCACATCTCAAGCCGCCTTCTGTAGGGGCAGTATGATGACCGCCGGCGGGTTGGCGTCGTTGACAGGCACCGAGGGATGCCCGGCGTCCGCATCGAGGTTCACGGCTGCAGTCGCCGAGCCAGAGGCCGCTGCCGTGCGCGCGTCGGCGATCCATTTGACAGCGATGCCGGTGAACGCAGAGACGACGGTGAGGCCCCCGAGGAGGTAGCCCATATATTTGAAGTCTGGGAATGCGGCCTGTACTGGCTGAAGCTGACTGGCAGTCGATGCCGCGCCGGCGCCAACGGCAGTAGCCGTGGTCGTGACATGCGTGGCCACACGGTCGAGCGGGTTGACCTTCTGGTCACTGATCGGGGCCTTGCGGTGGCCGCCGGCTGCGGTGACATCAACGGGGTTCGGAGCGGGAGAGTCGACTGCCCAACTGTCGGCGGTCTTTAGGACGTTGGCGACGCGGGCGCTCCAGCCCTTGCCGAACTTCCCCCAAGTCCTAAGAGTCTGGAGAGTCGCCAAGCGGTGGGAGCAGAAGGCTCCGATCAGCGCCTCGATGTCACCGAAATCCTCGACCGCCTGCAGTGTCTTGATACCGATGATGCCGTCGACGCCGGCTGCGAATTTGTCGCCGAGGGAGCGTTGCAGCCACTTACCGGCTTGGCCGTTGCCGCTGTTGACCCCAGCGTCGAACACGCACAGATCTAGGCCGGCCGGGAGCTTGTCGCCCTGGACCATGTCCCAGTATTTGGTCTTGTAGATCGTGGAGACTTCGGCAGCTGTGATCGTGTAGACGTCGCGGGACGGCTGGTCCTGCTCACGCAGCCAGGCATTGAATGTGGCCTGGGTGACGCCCTGGTTCGTACGCCCGCCCGGATCGCCGGGGTTATCGACCTTGCCGCCTTCGTAGACGAGGATGCGGGGAAGAGCCTTGGCGAAATCAGCCTGCATGTCAGTGAGTCCCTTAGCTCTGCACTGACAGGGAGATAGCACTGACCTCAGTGAATTACAAGATCGAGGGCTAGTGGGGGTTGGAGAAGCCGATCATCCCGCGAGCGCGGATGTCGCGGACGTTGAGACCCTGCGGGAGGCCCATGGCCTGCTGACGCATGTGCTCGTTCAAGGCCGCGCCGAAGTGGGCAATCGGAGGTTCTGTGCCGGGGTGCTGGCTCATCCAGACTGGGCCGGCCTGGTTCTCCCAATAGGCAAAGTTAGCCTGGTCGCCACGCTGGTACGCCTGCAGTAGATGCTGAGTGATGTTCTGCGACTGGATCTGCTTGCGAGTGTCCAGCCCAGACGCCACACGCTGCTGCTCGTCATACTCAGCGTTCTTGGCTGGGTCGATGCCTAGCGCGAGCATGGCGATGTCTGAGGCGGTCGGGGTCAGTTGGTGTCCGCCGATTCGCTCCGCCATGCCGTTCTTGTCGCGGAAGCCGTACTTCATGGCCTCGGCCGCTTCTACGCCGCCATGCAGCCCCTCGGGCACCATCTTCTGCATGCCGCGGAGATAGTCGCCGTTGGCGATATCGCGAAGGCCGAGAGCCCAGTCCATAGGCAACCCGATTGCCGGGCCTGCGACCTTCTTGAGCCAATCCTTCTCGGCGTCTTCCAGCTTGCGCTTCTCGGTCCCGAGCATCAGCGCGTCGCTGACCCACGGCACCAACGTGGCCTCACTGGCCTTGGAGAAGTCGGCGCCAGCCAGCCTGGGTAGCCCGCGGGCAATCGCCTCTCCGGCGGTTGCGCCATACATGTGGGTCAGCCATCCCCGGTAGGATGCGATGAAATCGTGCGTAGGATCGCCTGTAGCCCAGTCCGCGAGCTTATCCGCCACCGACGCTAGTACGCCCACCATGGGCATCCCCAGCGACCCGGCGAGCATCGTCGTGGCCGCAAGGTGGCCCAAGAGGAACGATCGAGCCTGCTGACGCTCCTCTGGGGTAGCATCCTTGCGCACGAACCCAGCCTCAAAGTCGCGATAGAGTTGGGTCGTGAGCATCGAGCGGAACTTGGTGAACTGCGTGAATAGGGGTGCGGTCTCTCCCAGTGGGCCCGCTCGAGATTGTATGCGGGCGTTGTTCGACGCGCTAAAATCGAGCGAGCTCTTGTTGACCATCTGCTCGATGAAATTCCACTTGTCGCCTTTGAACTGGCCTTGCCGTTCGGTGGGCATCTCGCTCCATGCCCTGTCAGCGGCAAGCACCGTCAAGAGACGGGGGTGCATTTCGCAGTACAGGATGAACGCGCTGGAGATATTGGCGACCTTGGCTAGCGTTCCAGAACCCTCCTCGTTAGGGGCCATCTGCTTGGTGAACGAACTACCGCTGATCAGCCCGCGGTTGTCGGCCTCTGCCAGTAGGCTAGCCTTTTCTGGGGACAGCTTGGCCGTCTTCATATTGTCCGGGCGAATACCGCCGGTGGTCCAGTGCTCGTCGAGCGTCATCCCTTTGAGCGCCCGGAACATATCTGGTGCGGATTGCGCTAGATACTTGGCCCCCTTCACGTAGCCGACCACAGATCCCAGCCTCGGCAAAACGAGCGTGTAGACCTGCGAATGGAGCAATGCGGCGTAGGCTGGTGACGCCAACTCCATACGATAGCTGATGCCCTTCAGCGCCGAAATCGCCGCAGTTGGGGGACCCGTCGGGCGGT